TACGCACTACAAAAAGTAAATTAGCAGCACGCTATATGGTTATAGGCTTTCAGCAAAGTGAAAAATGAAACGCATCTTTTATCTCACTGATGAGAAGGAGTTTATCCAGTCATTTGAACACCCGGCAGAATTGATTGTATGGGTGTATAGATGGATGGGTAAGACTGCTTATTCTGTAGCTTTGAGTCAATTAATTGAACAATATTATTTTCTAAACTAATGAAAGACAGAATCTTTTTACATGAAATGGCCGAGGCAGATGGTTATGGCGCCTTCTCGGATGAACAACTTAATGAAAGAACTGAGGACATAAAAGAATGTCCATTGTGTGACGGTAAAGGATTTGATGAGATTATTTCAGATTGTTGTGGAGACACAAGAGAGCCTGATTTAATGTTATGTTATCATTGTCACGATCATTGTGGCCCTTCGGAATGTCCTGATTGTAATGGAACCGGAATAATAAAATAAATAGAATTTAATTAAAACCCCCCGAAAATGGAAATCAAATTAATCAAAAAGACAATGAAGATCACCGGAACAGTTTACTATTATGTTACTGTTGACGGAGATATGCAGTCAGTAACCTGGACGACTGATCTTGAGCAAGCAAACAAAGATCACCAATATAAAGTTTGATGACATTGATCGCTCGGACTATCCTGACTTCTGCGATGCGTTTGCTTGCTCTGCTGATATGGACGGCAAGGAAATTACTGAGGATGAGATTTACGACCTGAATGAGAATCACAAAGATTTTGTACATGAGAAGTTATTTGAATATTTATTTTAAAACCTGAAAAAATGAGTAAAGAAATAATAAATTTTAAGGGTATTGACTTCGATGTGGAATTTGATTTTAAACCTGAAGAAAGAGAAGTCAGATATTATCCAGACGGTTCTGGATATCCTGGATGTCCTGCTTCGATAGACAATATATCTATATATCACAAAGGTGTTAATTTTACAGAATTTATTGATGAGATAGTAGGATTAGATAAAATTGAAGAATTGCTCTGGGAGAAATTTGAGGATTACGCAAATAATAGAGATTACTAATTTAAAACCCCCGAAAATGAAAATTGAACTTATTAAGAAGACAGTAAAGATCACCGGCAAAGAATACTACTTTGTTAGTGTTGACGGTGATAGGCTCATCAGTGAGACCTGGTGCAGTGATCTTGAGACAGCAAACCAGCACCTGAGCCGGATCATCGAAGGCTGCAAGGCGTTCCCTGAGAGCAAAGAAGAAACTATTAAACTGGAGATGTTATGAAAGCAATGATCACTGAGGTTATTTTCAAAAAGGAATTTGAAAGCAAGTTTGGCCCGATGTTTACTTTTCATGTAAAGTACGATGATCAGGTTGCTGTTTATAATTCAAAGTCGAAGGATCAGAAGAAGTTTATCTCCGGTCAAGAGGCTGAATTTACTGAGGAAACAAAGACCTATACTGCAAAAGACGGATCGGTAAAAGAATACCTGGTTATCAAACCACCTACACAAAACAGGCAATCAAATTTTGGTAAAGCACTAACAAGAGAGAAGTCCCGCTATTCTGGATTTGCTGTCAGTTATGCAAAGGACATGGCTGTTGCAGGAAGGATTCAAGTTGGTGAACTTGCTGATTATGCATGGATTCTTTTTGATCTGATGGTAGAAATGGATAAAACTCTTGAGCAATGATAATACATAATATGGAGCAAGGTTCAGAGGCATGGCATGAGATTCGTTGCGGACGTGTCACTGGAACACGTTTTAAGGCACTTGTAGCGAAGGATACGACTGATACATATAAAGACCTACTCACGAACATTGCGTGCGAAATAATCACTCACAGAGCGGAAGAAACGTATTCTAATGCTACTATGGAGAAAGGTGTCGAGACGGAACCTATTGCAAGAGCCTTTTATGAGGAAATTACCGGCAATAAAGTTAAGACCTGCGGATTCATTACCAGAGATGAAGATGATGAGTTTTCAGAATGGATCGGAGTTAGTCCCGATGGAATATCTGAAGGTGGACTTTTAGAAATCAAATGTCCGTTGATGCGTACACACATGGAATATATAATGTGGAATAAACTACCATCGGAATATCATAAACAGGTACAGGGACAGTTATTTGTAACCGGATTACCATTCTGCGACTTTATGAGTTTTGTCGAAGAAATGAAACCCTTTCTTATCCGGGTATATCCTGAACCGGAATTATTTGCTACGTTTGAGCAACGGTTACGGGTTGCAATTACTCAGGTAAAAGAACTATTAAATAACTATCATAAATATTCATACGATGAATAAATGTATTTTGTTTGGCAATGTAGGAAAAGACCCTGAAGTCAAGACTTTCGAGGGCGGTAATAAAGTAGCAAAGTTCTCACTGGCTACCAATAAAAGCTACACAAAGAACAATGAAAAGGTCACTGAAACCTCATGGCATAATATTGTCTTGTGGGGCAAGCTGGCTGAACTGGCTGAGAAGTATGTAAAGAAAGGCAACTCAGTAATCATCGAAGGTGAGATCAATTACCGGAGTTATGAGAATAAAGATGGTCAGACTGTTTATATTACTGAGATCAATGGTGACAGACTTCACTTTGCAGGAGGGAAGAAAGAAGAAACGCCACAAGCCAAAGACGAGTATCAAAAGTCTGGTAAAGTTCCAGTAAAGGCAATGTCAGATATTAACGAGTTGCCAGGTAATATTGATGACGGCTCAGTCCCTGATGATAATGAACAACCATTTTAAAATTAAAATCATGTACAACGTAATTACACCCGCAGGTACAATTAAAGTTGAAACCCTTAAAGAGGCTATTGAATACAGTAATCTATATGGCTATCCTTATCAAAAAATTATTTCTGCTCCTGAAAGTTGGAGAAGGCAGGACGAGGAATTTGAGAGGTATAATGATACAGATTGCTATGGTAATTGTTTTTCTGATGCTGATCCAGGATTATGAAACTACTTCTCCGAAATACACTATCAGGGTTAATGCCTTTATATCCTTCCGACTTTGACGAAAAGCGAAAATTGAAGTTAGGACAGGATTATGAAGCTGAAATTGTTAATCCCAGAAACGTAGGTTTTCATCGGAAGTTCTTTGCACTCGTAAACCTGGGACACGAGAACACATCAATAGATATGCCGTTTGAAACTTACCGGAAATACTTAATTATGAAAGCAGGTTATTTTAAGACTTACCAAACTCCGAAAGGAACGTTTTATGAACCGGATTCAATTAGTTTTGGAAGTATGTCACAGGATCAGTTTGAGGAGGTTTATTCAAGTGTTCTGGATAAGGTAATCGAGGATATTGGCGTAACAAAACAGGACGTGGAAACCCAGTTAATAAATTTTATGTGATGACTAAGATACTTTGGAAACTCTTTAAAAGATGGTGGCGCAGATGACAGAAAAATATAAAATGGTAAAACTTACCAAGAAATACCTTGCAAGCAAAACGGGACTTGCTCGAACCTGTGAAGATTGTGCTCTGTATTATTTTGAACAGCACTGTCTATTTGGATTAGCGTTTGACTTGCCTCATTGTGTTGAGAAAAAATGTTATTATGTTAAGATATGAAAAAGCGAGCAATACCATTAAATGATTGGCATTATTTAATTAACCAAAAAAGGGTTAAGGTTGCTTGGCATGGATTATGGAGATGGAAAAGAGGCGGGTGGTTAGTACGTTCATGGTTCTTTAGTGTTAGAAATCGATCAGGATATTCTAATATTATAAATCAATTTGGACATTGGTACCAGATATGTATTTTTGGTTTAAACATAGGTGTAATGTATAAAATTGATCCATGACACGACACTGTAAAATATACATGGCATATTTCGATTATGTTGTTGCTGAGGAAATAATCTGTGAGTCGTGCGGAAGTCCTGCTGTGGACATTCACCACATAGACGGACGTGGAAAGGATAAAGATGTTATCAAAAACCTTATGGCACTCTGCCGGAAGCATCACACTATGGCACATGAGAAGATACCAAAGTCAGAGATGTTACTGATACATAACTACTTTCTGACTGGTCGAAGGAAACAATTTTTAAAATAACCTCCGA